GCCTTGCATTTCTTTTGTACAGCTTTCTATGGCATCTATACATTCAACCTTGCCTTTTTTGTAATGCTTGGGGTTTATTTTCTCTTTCATAGCATCCCTTACAACTCCAACTACCTTTAATTCTTCCACCAAATAGATTTACAGTTTTAAACAAATTACAAAACTTGCAATACATCCTAAGTGTCATGTGGTGCTTTTACATTTATCCCAATTACTGCTGGTTTATCTTCATCCTCTGGCCTATCCAATAAACCAGATGCCTTTGCTAAAATCCGCAACACTCCCACCTTGTCGTAAAGTTCAACTTCCAATTCACCCTTGGTATTCACCTTTATGCTTTTTAGGGCTGATAATGCAGATTTGGGAATATCCTCAACACTTTTCACCTTCACACTTCCCTTATCATCCCACTCAACAATATCGGTAAGTCGAGTAGATGCCATACTCAATAACTCATACGCAACTGCCTCTCTGTTGGCAGTTAAGGTGTCTGATCTCTTTAACTTTCCCTGGAGTGTTCTAACACCACCCCAATTTTTTAATGGGCTCGGTTTAGGCATTAGAAGGGAATATCATCTTTTAAATCTTTAAAACCTTCTGGCTGGCTAAAGGTATCAACATTTGGTCTGGCTGCCTGATTATCTGGAGGACACTCTTTGCCAATCTTAACCTTCACCATCTCGTTACCATTTTTACTGATGTACTTAGGCCAAACATCCAAATAATACGTTTTGCCATCAGGTAAAAGAATTTTGCCCTTGTGAGTGGCTTGCCATTCTTCTTTCTTAAATTTATTTGGCTGGGGGTAAGACTCACCAAGTTTAGGTTCATATGCCATAGCTGACTCCAAAAAGTGAAGAAAAATTGTGTGATGCACCCCTACCGCTAGTGGCAGGGTGGGGGGGCAAGGGGTCGATATTTGTGGTCATAGCGGTCTGTCTAACCTCCATTCGTTCATTTGATAATTGTACACTAGCTATCCTCACCTGACAGATAAGCCTCTAGTAGGCGTGTGTATGACACGTACACACCACCCTCTAGTTCTTTTCTCATAAATGCAATGAATCCAGCTGAGGTTTTGGTCTTGTGTTCTAAAAGTAGAGTGGTTAGTAATTGATCAGTTTCATTTGGTTCTGGAATTCCGATTGTTTTGTGTTTATTTAAAATCCCTTTATATGTTATATATACATTGTTAAAACCATTGTTTGTGTCAACCTCAGGGTTTAATTTGCGATTCAACGTGGGGGTTACTTTTACATCATTTGGTTTACACACCTCATCACTATGTGTGTCAACGTGGGGGTTACTTATATCATGCTCTTTTAACAAGTTATCCACATTTTGCCCAGCATCTTTTAACCTCTTGATGATGTCTTTTGCCCCCTTTGTGTCCATCTTTCCTCTATCACTCATCGACTTTAATCTCTTCATTTGAGTATTAACTACACCTGATGTCATCTTCATTTCTATCTCTCCCTTTTTAATCTTTTCCAAAATCTCTTGATCCTCAATCTCTTTATCTGTCTTATCCCTGTAATCTCCATGAGTGCTGAGCAAGGATTTAATCTGTGGAAGGGTATTTGTCTTTTCTTTTTTATCTCTCCCAAACACAACCCTCATTGTTTTGCCTTTTAAACCTGGTATGCCTCTTTTGCCCTCAAAGACAATATAGCCACACTCTCGTAACTTCTTAACTGATTTGTTAATAGTCTGTCGACTAATGCCCATCTCTTCTGAGATTCTTTTCTGGCTTACGTAAGTCATTGCAGAGTCATTGTTGTCGTTGAAAACCTGACCAGTTCTCTTTGTGTAACTACAAAAACCCATCAATACTCTAATTTGCAAGTGAGATAACCTCTTGTCTTGCCAGGCATCAAATGGCATAACAATCAACAATCTCTTATCCTTGTAGTTCTTCTTCTTTAACTCTGGCTTATCAGGCAGCGAAAAAGGTACTACGTTATCTTCATTCTCCATTGCTAATCCCATTTACTTAATATCTCCCATGCAACTCTAGCCACTTCTGGTACTTGTCCATTTCCAATGGCTTTAAGTCTGTCCACCCTAAAGGCCAACCCATTAACCACTCGCAAAATGTTGGGTTCAACTGACCACCAGTTTTCTGTCTGCTCCCCAAATTGTCTATTACCTCTGTACTCAAACTCTTTTGCGATCCTTTTTTGCCCCTTGTCCTGTCTTGATAACCTTGTCGAGCCTCTGTTGCTGTCGGTGTTGGCCACATCTGCTTCTTGCTTTGCCACTCTTTTGTTTGTATGAATGTCATTTCTTGATCGTATTTCAGTTCCCTCAAATGTGGTTTTATCTTCTGCCAATCGTCCACGCTTGGATGACTGAATCCCTTTTTGTCCTTCCGAAACCAATGTTCTATCGTTGTTTTCTTTATCGTGGTTTTTTCCACCAATTCCTTGATTGAGGTTTGTTGCCTCAAGTACATTACAAATTCCTGTTGCGGAGGTAAGTTTGGACGAACAATCATTTCGTGATCCTGATAAATCTTCATTAATTCTGGATTTTTCTTGATCTCTTCCATCATCACTTTGTCCACCAATGATTTTTGAATCGGCTCTCCGCTTGCTCTGTGAGTCTTGCCTTGCAGAAGTTTGGTTGCGTGTTTCAGCGAATCTTTTTTTGTATCGAATGTAGTTGGTGTTGGCCATGTTTTTTGCAACAATCCAGATTCTATCCCTTTTGTGATTTGCTCCGACTTCAGCTGCTGAAATACATCCCCATTTTGCATCAAACCCCATTTTGGCAAGGTCACAGAGTACTGTGTCGAGTCCTCTAGTAACGAGCATTGGACTGTTTTCAATAAATGCAAATCTGGGTCGTACTTCGCCAATGATCCTTGCCATTTCTGACCATAAACCACTTTCTTTTCCCTTGATTCCAGCCCCTTTTCCAGCGACTGAAATGTCTGTACATGGAAACCCTCCAGAAACCACATCAACAATTCCTCTCCAAGGCTTTCCGTCAAAGGTGCAAACGTCATCCCAGATTGGGAAAGGCGAGAGAAAGCCTTCATTCTGTCTTTGGGCAAGTGCAGCGATGCAGTAGGGGTCTTGTTCGACAGCACAGACTGTTCTCCAACCAAGCAGTTTTCCTCCCAAAATTCCTCCACCAATGCCTGAGAATAATGCCATTTCATTCAAGATTTACTCCTATAACAAAAAAAGACACGCACGAATACATCTATGCGTGTCTTTTTCACCAGCTAACTATTGACGGATCAATAACTTTTGATTTACCTAGAAATTCCACATCTTTTGCTGCAAATAAATGATACTTACTCAACTTTTTATTGTTAATTATCTTTACCTGGCGTTTAATCAAACGCTCATAGCACATAGCATTCAAACTATTTCTGGTGTAGGCTGCATTTCTTCCAGTTGCAGCTGCAATCTCGTTTACAGAATAACCCTCACCCGTTTTATTAGTGGCCAGAAATTCCAAAATATTATGCCTAATCGTGTTTTTTTTGGGCATTTTTAAACCTCCATTCCCTCATAATTTCTACCTTAATTCGCTCGACATACTCATCACCACGAATCTTTTTAAGCCTAATAAGTGCCAGTTGCCGATTACTCTTTGTTCGATAGCCCACAAGCACCCTGTGAGCCTCAAGTGCAAGCCTATAATCCTTCTGCAACGTGCCAAAAGTTCTGCCGTCATACAACTCAACAACCTCAGTACCAGGCAAATGAATCTCACCACATTGCCAACACTTAAGTCGCTCATCATCATCTGAAACTTTTAATCTCTTTTTTATAAATTTTATAGACATCAAATACACTTGTTGATATTTGTACATTAGATTTTTTAAGTTTACTCACAGTAAATCCAAAGTTGTATCTAAAGTTTTTTCTGCGTTCTAAGTTGTAATCTAGTTTGGTCTTGGGTGCTATGTTAGAAAACATATGCCTGATAAGAAAAGTTTTATAGCGAGTTGGATCAATGTTTGAACAAGCTAAATAACTGTCCAGATTACCCATCAGAATATCCTCCAACGCACACACAGTATCCAGCCTTGGTTTGTACCCAGTTTTAGTTTTAATGGGCTTTAAACAGGCATCAGTTATAGCCTGATTAATGACCGCTGCAATCAGTCGCATTTCACTTGATTCCATCATAATCAAAGAACATACACTCGCTTGCCAGTTCCTTGTTGCTCAATTCGTAATGTGCTTTTGCAACATTGTAGGCATCATCGTATCCCTTCTGATAACCCTCGCTAAATATCTTAAATTGCAGTTGCTTGTGATGATCGAGCAACAGAAAAAAAGAGAGAAGGGCAGCAATAAGGCCAGCTGTAAACTTAATCATCAAATGTTTCTCGCACCAAGTAGCAAAAATCTTTTAGGTTTATACAAACCTTCCAATCCTGATTGGATCGTCTAAACATAACTGCTGGGGTTTGGTTGGATTTACAAGCATCAGTAGCTTGTTTGAACCATTTGTCGATACTGATTTTTTCCTGGCGTTTTACTTCTAATTGCCACTTGCCAATTGTGATGTCAGAACCGCCCTCACGAGTCTGGTCAATGTTACGTTTGACTATGAAACCTAGTTCATCTGAAAGTAGGGCAGCAGCCTCACGCTCGCCTCTAGCCCCTTTGTTGCGTTTTCCCGATCCGTCCATCACCAAGCATCCTTGAGAGTCGCTCCTCAGTCGTTTCCATTTGGTGAGGTTGTGAGAGAACTTCAGGTAATTTATTTTGCACCAGATAATTTATTATTTTTGCACGACTAACCTTTAATCTGACAGCAGCCAGATCAAGTTTTTCCATATTGTTTTTTTCAAGTCGCACTAAAAAAGGTTTAAGCAAAATAAATCCTAAAACGATATCTTCTTGAGAGTGTACAGACAAACAATTACCAAGTCAAAAAAATATTTGCACTTTGTACAGATATCTACTATGCTTTAATTAAATCATTTTTAAATGGAGATAGAAATGACAACAATTAAAAAGAAGGGAGTTGCACGACCAGCTTGTATTGCTGGATATATGCGAGTATCTACCAACAAACAAGGCCTTAAGGGGCTTGGTATGGATGCTCAAAAAGAAATAATTGATAACTATGTTGCCAAAGAACATCCAAAGTGTGTCGATAACATTAAACTGTTTATTGAGCAAGAAAGTGGTTCTAAGGGAACAAAGAAAAGACCGCAACTAAAAGCTGCTTTTGATTACTGTGCAGAGAATAACTGCAAACTAGTAGTTGCTAAAATGGACAGATTATCAAGATCAGTTAGTTTTATCTCAGGCATATTAGATTCTGGTATAGAGTTCTCTATCGCTGAAGTGCCAGGGCTAGATTCAAAATCCCCTATGGGTAAAGCCATGTTGCAAATGATGGCTACAATGGCCGAATTAGAGCGATCTCAGGTACAAGACAGAACCAAGCAATCACTCTCACAGATTAACAGAAGGATTGATAAAAAAGGCCACTATATAACCAAAGGTGTCCCAGAAAAAGGTATAGCTGGCAGAAAGATTACAAGACTTGGTGCTGGTAATGTGAAACCTGGTGCAAGGGCAGCAGCAAAAGTTAGAACTGATTCTGCAAAATTATATTTGGATCAAAATTTTCAAAACATCGATGATGTAATTAAAGTACTTGGAACAGAGGGTAAAACTTCATTAAGAGATATTGCACAAGCATTAACAGATCGTGGGCAACTGACACCCAGGGAATGGCAAAAAGAAGAATCGACAAAAGACACTAACCATCCTTATAAGGCTAAAGCAAAAAAGTGGCAAGCCAGCATGGTTGCCAACATTAAGAAATCTATGGAGCAAAAATAAAATGGAAGATATTTTTGACAAGAAAAAGTTTAGGGGAATATGTCAATCCAGAGATTCAGAGTATAGAAACTCTAGGGTTGCTGGGTATGAAATAGTAATGTCTGGTATGTCAATTTTTACTAGATTTGACGTAACTATTTTAAGCCCTCATGAAATTGCGTGGGCTGCTAAAAATTTAGAAGTTACATCTAAAGAATTATTTGCATTGAGTAAAGAATATAATGATTTAAAACGGCCTGATAAACATAAGAAAGTTGAGTTTATTGTGCGATCCAAGTTTATTTTAGAGGATTTAAAATTAAGTTTTAAAGATCGGCTCAACTGGAAACGTGCCAGGAAAATGAGCCAAATTTACAGGGCTGATAACCAGCAATTAAATATATGATTTTTTACAACATCTGCCACATTCAAAACGTCTACCATTTGAAGTTTTCAACCAGCTTTTTAACCGCCTAGAAAGGGAGTTTGATATGATTGCATTACCCAAACTGGATTTACAACGTCGGATAATATGTATTCTAAAAACCCAGCTGTACAATACTAAACCTAGTAGCCCCAAAAACCATTCACTTAGACGAATTAACTACTTTGAACTAAATAAGCCTCAAAAAGAAAATCAGTTCTTAATCAGCATTTTTTATGCTTGCTCAGTTGTGATGATTTACTGCATTTTAATCATGCTGGCTGGGGGTGCGTAATGGCCAGACATACTAATGATTCTGATTTCACAGGTAGTAAAGCTGCTGTATTTGTATTAGCTGAATTAGCTGCTAGAGGATTATCTAAACCTCACAAGTTTACAACTCCAAGTGAAAGTTTAGATCGTGCATTTTATTTTATTGATAATAAAAAAGAGATGCCTCAAAGCCATAACAAACGATCTGAAGAAATGATGTACTTCGGCAACCAACTTGAGAATTTTATTCTCAAAGAATCGTGCCTCAAAATTGGAATAGAAAACCTTGATTTGTCGCATGAAAAAGCATTTACCCACTCTGATATTCCAATGAAAGTGAGTTTAGATGGAAGTGCAGAAGGTAAAGGTTTGATTGTTGAACATGATGAAGATTCTGGTATTTACGTTATGGATGGTGATGAAATCAAACTAGATGGTCTGGGTGTACTAGAGGCCAAAAACACAGAAAAATTTCCCTTTGAATCTCCGCCATTGGAGTTAGGTGTAATCCAATTACAAGCACAAATGATGTGTACTAATGCGAAGTGGGGTGCTTTGTGCGTCATGTTTCGAGGCAATTGTTTAAGAGTGTTTTTATTCAAACCTCACATTGAGTTTCAAGACTTGATAGAACAATCAGCACTCGATTGGGATCGTCGAATTAGTAAATATAAATTGACAGGTGAAAAAGAATGGTATGAGCCTGTAAACATTGATGATTTGGCAAAAACAAGTGACAGTCAATCAACCAAAAATGAAGTTGATTTATCAAACCTAGTTGACATTAGTGACAAAGTATTTTTAATATACCAATCCAAACAAGAAATAGGACGATTAAAAGAAGTCATTAAAGAATCTGAATTTGAAGTAATGAAAGCAATGGATAATTCAGAACGTGCAGTATGTGGTAAGTATGAGATCGGTTGGGGTTTTCGTCATATAAAAGCAAAGCCTTCAGTTTTGATGCCAGCAGTTGAGGCAAAGATTGAGAGGGCAAAGAGTTTAAGAATCAGGCAATTAGACAATTAATAATTTGACCACTTTGGGGCAATCAAAAAATATTCAAAGGTAATAAAAATGACGAATACATCACAATTGGAAGAGCAACAACTTAAAAAATTAGCATTGGCATCAGCAAGGCAGTTTGCTAAAACTGGTAACGCATCCGATTTAGAAGAGTTTATAGACTTTGTAACGGCTCACGTTATAACTCATATCAAATATCAAATCGAAGAAAATAATAAATCTCATAAGGTTGGAGGTAGCAAATGAGTAATAGTTTAGTCGATCCTAACAACTTGGAGTCTGCAATGATCTTTGCAGAAAAAATTTGTAACACTCAGCTTGTTCCACAAAATTTCAGAGGAAAGCCAGCTGATATCCTGGTTGCAATGCAAATGGGAAAAGAAGTAGGTTTGTTGCCCATGCAAAGTCTACAAAGCATATCAGTTATAAATGGCAAGCCTAGTATGTATGGAGATGCTTTGCTGGCTATATGTAAAAGTCACCCAGACTTTGAAGATATTGTGGAGGAGGGTAATGATAGGAAAGCAACGTGTACAGTTAAACGCAAAGGCCAAACTCCAACAGTAAAAGTATTTACTATTGAGCAAGCTGTAAGGGCTGGCTTAACAAGTAGATCGCCTGTTTGGAAAACTTACCCTGAGAGAATGTTACAAATGCGTGCCAGGGGTTTTGCTTTAAGAGATGCTTTTCCTGATGCTTTAGGCGGTATGATCTCGACTGAAGAGGCAGCAGATTATCCACCTAAAGATAAACCAAAAAATCCAATGAACATTGTTTCTGAAAAAAAATCTCAGGTTGAAACTATTGCAGAAAAAGTAATTGAAAAGATTGAGGTGAGCAAAAAAACTTACAAGGTTTTTGATTCAATTAAAAATAAAGATAGCTGCGTTGAGTTTGAAACTTATGAGGATGCTTACAAACTTTATGAGCAAAAAAGAAATGAGATTTTAACGAGTTCTGCAAAAGATAAAAACAAATATCTGCAAATTTTCATGCAAATGAATAATGAACTTTTAAAGAATAATGAAAAATGAAATTTTATATTTTAATTTGTTATTCTGGCAATCATAAATATTTTGAAATATTTACTTCTAAAACAACTGCAAATAAAAGACAACAATATCTAAAAAAAAATATTAATTTATTTGGTACATATCATAAAAAATATTGTGATGAATTAATAATTAATACATCTGGTGACTTTGAATCTAAAGGAACAAAATACCAAGACTTTTACGAGTTTGAAATTAGAGAATTTAATTCAAAAAATAAAGATGAAATAATATCTGTTATAGATAATTTAAGTGTTTCTTGGGATCACTTCCTTGAAGATTCAAGTTAGTCCTAATAACTCCAGATAGTAGGGCGAGGTCTTGTGGGTGAACTTTCAATGGTGTCTAGGTGTAAGAATCTTGCACCACCTTTTTGATTGACACCTAAACCAGTAAACCCTACGTCAAATGCCAAAGACAAAAGTTTATATGCCTCCGCTCGTTCTATTAAAATATCTGCTGCTTTTCCACTAACGTGTGACCCAGATGTAGGGTCTTTTTTCATGGCCTCAACAGGGTGTGTTGAATCTCTGTACCCAGAACTAACTGTCATGGGTTTGCCATAAATCTGACGTAGCATATTTAACTTTTCAATAAAGTGGGCATCCATATTTTCTGTGCCAGTATGACTGCACATAAATTCAGTTGCTTTAAAGTATTTAGAATTTTCCCAATCCACACTCATAGCTTTGGTTCTTTCTTTTCCATAATTTCTTGTAACTCTTTACTTTTTTCTTTTGAACCAGTTGAACTTCCAAAATAATAATTGATGCAACTCATCAATGCTCCTGAGAGCAACCCTAAGATATATAAACTTATCTCGTAATTCTTACCAGATTCTATATCCATAAACAAGATTGCTGACATCATGCCAAATGTTAGAAATACAATTAGTATGGCTAGGCACGGTACGATGATTTTATTTACCATTGGGGCGAATTGAGAATTGGCGATTTCCATTTCTCGCTCACGGGCACTTGCAGTATTTGCATGATCAGCGGAAAGTCTTGCTAATTCCCCTGATTGCTCCATTTGTTTTAATTCTTTTAGAGCCTTTTGTTTTGCCTGGGGGTCTGGAATTAATTTATCAATTAACTTTTCACCGACAGGCAGTAAACTTCCAATTAAATTTAACATTAAAATCTCCTATCCTTTATACTCTACAATCACATAATAAGCTGTATAAACAATTGCAATTGCCAAAGCAATTAATGAGGCTATTAGAGTTCCATTAATCACATCATTAATTAACTTTTGTTTTTTTGCTCTAGCCTCTTGTCTTTCTCTAATTTTCTTACTACGCAGTTCACGTCTTAACTTTAGAAATTCTTTATACGCATCCATTGTAGTGCCACGACCATCATTACAAATGTCAGAGAATCTTCTTAAACCTCCATACAAAAATTCGTGCTTAAGTTGTTTCTCCCAATCAGCTGTCTTTAACCGAATTGTCATTGCATCTAAAACTTGAGCAGTTTCAGAGTGACCATTTTTAACAGTAAATTTTTTCTCTTTGTTTTTATCTTCCTGTAATTTTTCGTGCAGAGTATCAACTGAATCTGCCCAGGTCATTACGGATTGCATAGTTTGCGTTATATCTTTTCCCAACGCAATTGCAGATTTAATTGCATTAAAAGAAGTTGTAGCAGTTGCAATTAATGCTGTTACTGATACTGGGTCTAACATTTTTTTCTCAACAAATTAAGAAATGCTTTTGTTATTTTGTTAGATTGTTTTAAATTCATTTTGTAACAAGGCTCAACAACATTATAAAGATTGCCCCAAATGAACAAATCAAGATGGTTTCTAGCCTCTTTATTCTAGAAATTATAGATAAATATCTTTCTTCGCAAATCGCCTCGTGAATCGAAACTCTAGTGTCTAAATTTTTTTCGGTATTCATTTTTTATTTAAAAGAGCAGAATTGAGTCATTGAAAATCTACCCAAGCATTGTCCTCGTTTGCTTTCTGGCATTAGTACAGTTTCAACTTTATGGTGTAAAAAAGATGGAAAAATTATCATAGTATTGTTTTCTGGTTTATTAATTAATTTATTTTCAATATTAAACTCGCCACCTTTAAAATTTTTAGATTCTTTAAAAAAGATATAATTAGCAGTAAAGACTGCTATATCTTTATGAAAATCATATAAATTATTATTTTCGTAATAATTTAAAAAAGTAGTATCAGAAGTACAAGACTCTAAATAATTAAATAAAGGATTTAATTTTATTAATTTTTTTGTAACTTCTTTTATAAAAAGTTTCCTATTAATGTTAAAAACTGGACAGTACTTTCTTCCTTCTGCTGTGTACAAACTATCTAAATTAATTGCATAATTTTTTTTTAATTGAATAGTACCTTCTTCGTTTGTTGCACCAAATGTTTTTTTTGGATTTGTGTGCCACTCATATGGATTTAAATCAAAAATAAAATTTGTTAATTGGTTATATTCATTGTTGTCAAAATAATTGTTTATAATAATTACAGGTTGATCATCAACAGTTTTAAGACTAATTTCCATAGTTTGTAACTTCTACCCAAGAAGTTGTATCCTCATTCCAATTATAATTTTTACCATCAGTTGGATATGAAACAGGTGCTTTCCATGTACAAGTAGTTTCATCTAAAACCCAACTTGTAAATGGTTTTGGAGAAATAAAAGCATCTTTGCTAGAGTCGTAAGTAAATCCCTTTCCTGCATAATTTTTACGAAAAGGTGTACCACCTAATCTATGAGCATTTGCATGAGTGTTATAGCTTGTTCTTTTACAATCATGAGCATTAAAATAATCTCGATACCACTCTTCCCAAGATGATTTACCATCTCTTTCATAGTCAGTATTATTTTCGTCTTTGCCTGTTGTTACATGAATAACAA